CGGGCCGTGCGGCACAACCACGCTTTCGCGTTAACTCCCACAGTAGATGGGTTCATCAGCTGGTCTGAGGTCTCTCATTGTCGGGTCCGTGAATGCCGTTAATTCGACCAACGAAGCTTCTTCGTCCTGCAGGGGACCGTTAATCCCCCTGCTTCCTCCTGAGTGCGGTACTTTGTGCGCAGTTCGTGGGACCCGAAGGTCATCCCAATCGGAACTTTATCGGGCTTTTCAAAGTCAAATCTAAATGACTCCCCGACGCCACCGTTAACCACTCAGTAGCCACAGATTCTGGCTCTTATGGATCTCCAAAGCTTCCCGGGCTTCCTCGCGGGACTTAACTTCACTTCTCACCTCCCTCTAGATCAACCGCCTGGTGCCTATCATCCTAGACCGGTCCATTAGGATAGCTAACAAAGCCATCCACGTTGACACCGACTAAGAGAGAAGCAGGCGGAGCGAAAGATCGAGAAAAACTTGTACATGTCTTAACCAGGGACATGCGGGTTGTCAAGAAGGGGTGATCTTCTATCCATTTTCTTTCTATATCCCGAGGACGCAAGAGTATGCGTGAGAATCGGTCGCGAATAAAGGTAAGTAATTCTCGAGGCCACACGAAGCCCCACGTAGTCACACTACGTTTAATCACAAAGCGCTCCCGCTCTGTGCTAGAGAATTCCAGGAATCTCAACCTGGCAGACCTGCGATTGATCTGGACTTCTTCGGGAGAAACTTTCTTTCCGAGGAACGAAGCAACGCATTCCTTCTGGATCTCCCGGGAGAGCTTAGTCACAACGGCGTAGAAGCTCGGTCGTGGGGGAACATCGACGATCATAGGTACTGATCGGGACACACCCGATGTAAGTACTTCCGGAGGAGAAGCATTACACCAGTTCCTGAACCACTTCCTCTTTACCAAAGAGGCATAAAGGTGGGAAGGGATCGACGTAAGCCGAACCTCGCGAAGACAGATCTCGTAACGAAGCTGTTGGCACACAATGAAGTGAACCGTAGACTTCTTGAAACCATCCGCGCCCTTGACGACCTCTCCCAAAAGGTCACGAAGAGTGTTGTCTCTCCGGAAAAACCCGAGGCATGCCTTTGGAAGTATCCTCCCCGTCCGTGTATCAAACGAACGCGAATTCAACTCGAGGTATCTTTCCGACTTGCCTGTTTTTTCAAGGTTGACTATCAAACCGTAGTGCGAGACTACGTCTTTCCAGAGACTAAAAAAAGCCTCCGTACTAGCAAATATCAAGTCATCCCCGTTGAGACGACACTTTCTTGTTCTTCCTTCTTTTTCTCCGAGCACAGAAGAGGCATCCCTTGCAATGTCATAGCAAGCCTTGTTGATAAGACAAAGGACGGGGAAACTGACCAAGTTTCCCATCATGCTACCCTTGCAGATAGGATACTCTCTTCCTGAGCGAGACCGCCATTTCTGGGGGCCAAAGGTGTCACGGAGTGTTGTTCGCTCTTCTGAGGTTAAGTGCACCGCTTCACATAGAACCTCCACAACAGCACGAACGGCAACAGGGTCGAGGTTGTTAGTCGCCGCAGAATAGTCTGCGCTAACATAGACCTCACCGGGTCGCAGATCGCCTTGTATAGCAGCGAAATCGCTTTTGGTTACATCGCCTCTTACTACGTATCCGAACTCCGATAAGTAGTCATAGAGGGCGTTGTGAACAGGGCTGAGTATTCGCTTTACTCGCGCGGATTGCATAGTAACAACCCGGAATTTCCCTTTTGTCTTAGCGACACCGAGGCGGACTAGATCGGAACGTGAGGACAGTTCCTCTTCCGATACACCTAGCGTACCACCGGTCAACCTTTCATTTTCCAGACATCCCTGTTGATCGGGGACGTATTGGCCTTCTTTTTCTTCTCTTCTCTGCGCCCATGACGTACCGACGAGTTCACGTACCCTCGCCTTCAACGCGCCAATGGGGTCATTCGACCATCGTGTTGGTCTCCTGACATCGTCTTCGTGGGGCGTGGACATAAGGTCCACCCACTCTCGACGAGCAGCATCGCTAAGCTTACGATCACACGTACGACAGGGAAGGTCAAAGAGCCGGTCACAGCTCTTTAACGCCCATTGAGCTCTCCGTCGAGAGCGTCCATGCCGTAATCGCGACACAAAGCGATTCTTCCACTCTTTCCACACCTCCCTTGATTGACTGCAATCAGCACCCCACTCAGAAGGAGCGGGGTACGCCATCTTGGACGAGAAGTCCAGCGAGACGGCTGCTGAAGCATTAGTCAGGGACTTGCCTAGCGACCCAGATGCAGGACATCGGGCACGACGCGAGTTACCGGGAGGAACGTGCGTTGGCGTTAGAGCCATCGCGACAGACCTCTGAAGCCTTGGG